GCTTTGATCGACCCGCGAAAATTCGCTTCGTCAGGCCTGAAAAACCTACTGTGATTGGATTGCTCATAAATCCTCTTAGCCTTATCGCGGCGAACGGAACGTTAAATAATACTTCTGCGCTAATGGGCGGTGGATGGCCGCCAGTTGTCATAAATGGGCAGACTCGAAAATCTGCCTATGTATGGCCGATAAAAAACCCGCCGGAGCGGGTCTATTCAGTTGGTGGTTCAGGCAATGGCATCCAATGGGTTACTCTGGCTCTTCTGTTTTGACTGTCGCCATCACTAACCCGCCAAATCCCTTTATTTGACAGCCACCCCATGAACTGATAACCCTCATCATCAATGTCGTTATCGCCATATTGACCGAAACATAAGACATCGGCCTCGTCATCTGGCACCCGATCACCGCACTTTACCCATCCCATAGACTTACCCTCTGTCGTTACCCGCTGACGGGCGTAAAAAAGTCCGCCACTGGCAGCCTTAGTCAATTTCTTCAACCGTGATTTTGCAAACAATGGCGTACCGCTTAACCGGGTCACCATCTGCGTCCTCTGGGCGTGCATATGAATCGCGCGTCATCAGATAACTGATGATGTCGCTAACCTCTGACATGTCAGGACGCTTCGTAAACAGAGCATCAGCGCCAATGATTGCTATTGTCTCTTTCATACTTCACCTCATGTTATTTGCCCGCTGATGCGGGAGAAATGCTTTGGTCGGTGTGGTGTTTCGCACCTTGCTGGCCTATGCGAATGTCTATCCAGCCGCTTCCAGGTCGTTCCGAAGAACACACCACACCCCAAAACATTCCCTGTATTGGTCAGCGCCAACTCCCTGCCAGTGTTGCCCGTTCTCACGCCGTTCTCGCTCTCGCGCGGGGATACTCTCTCACCGACCGGATCGCACCCGGTGATACAGCACGTTTTCGTGTAGGGGTCTTAACAGGTCATTGACGCTGTAAATCTGCATGTTGTTAAAAAGCAGGCGACTTGCTGTCCGCCGCTGGCTAACTTCGCTCAGCTGTCGATGTTTCGTTTCGATGGATTAAAGATAACCTTAGTTATGAGTGATGGCAATAACCTAATTTATAATTATCATCACATAAGTTATAATGCACTGATAACTAAATGAATTTATTTTTGTAAAAAATGTGGCGGGGGGGGATTTCTGGCAATAAAAAACCCCGCAATGCGGGGCTTTCAATCAAGGTGGGGTTTAGAAATAACCACTGTCTTTGCAGACGGATAGCGTTGACAGGGTCTCGGCATCATCTCCGCCCATACCAATAAAGCCAGCGTGAGGTTTGCCATTGTTGATAAGCATGACCATGAAAGGAGTGTTTCCAGCATAGCCGCCATATGAGTTTTTGGAATTAACCAGGCCGCAGTAAGCTCCTTTCCCGTTGCTCACAAACTTAGAGTGCTTGAATCTGGCACTTTCTGGATCCTTCAATTGGTCTTTCACTGCTGCCTCAACAGCATTTATCTCCTGCTTCGTGAGAGACCTATATTTCCAGGCAGTTGCCGGTTTGTCGTTATCTGAATTGTTCGGCGATGGACTAACATCAATGCAGTTGGCCCATTGCTCAGTAATTCGAGCAATTCGGTCAGAGATAGCGAAATCAGTTTTAGAAAGGCTTGCCGCGAACACTTTTGTCTTGTCGTCAAGAAAAAGCATTCCATTTTTTTGTTCACTGATTATTGGTGAAATGATCACACCACCATTTGGACGTGTGGCTTTAAAGGATTTTCCATCAAATTCGACAGTGCCTTTTCCGCCAGGAATCATTGGAGCATTAGCTCCATTACTGATGTCCGACTTAGCGTAATCGCAGCTCAGGGTGCTAGAGCCGATTGCGTTCGTAGTTAAAGCCAGTAAAGATAATGCTATTAGTTCTAATTTCATCCCTTCCCTCTTGATTACCAGATAGTAGATGTCCAGAACATGCGACCAATAATCTCTACGCTCTCGATATCCGCTTCTTCATCAGGGTACTCTTCACTGTTGAAGCTGCGAATCACGATGCGGGTAGGACTCACACGATAAATGGATTTTAGCCTTTTCCATCCGTCCTGGCTTATTGCATAAACCTTGCCATCAACGATCTTTTTGTCGTTCGTGTTGATGGCGACCGTCGTCCCTTCTGGGATCATGGGCTCCATGCTATTTCCTGATGCCGGGAAGCACAGCACGCTATCTTTCTGGGCTCCCACCTTACGAAGGGTAGACTTCGCAAAACGAAGTTTGAATCCGTTATAGTCATCTTCCAAGCAGGAACCATCACCACACGCAAGTTCTATGTCTTTCAGATATGGCACTTCGACCTCGTCATCTGGCAGATCTGTTTTGCTATCCCAAGCGTCAACTTTACCCCATTCCGATTCTGGTGGGATAGCGGAGTCCTTGCGTCCTTCGTCCTGCATTGAGCCTATGCCCGAACTGAGCCATTCCGGACGCACGTTCAATGCATGAGCAAGCTCAACCATCTTACGGCTGCCTGTGGTTTTGCCTGATGTCATTTTCTGAATTGCAGGTTGAGATATGCCGACTTTCTCAGCCAGCTGCCCTTGGGATATGCCTGCGGCTCTCATAGCCGCGTTAAGTCGATCTGCGAATGTTTTCATAGCGCCAATATATAACTCAGGTTATGCAGAGTAAAATAACAAAGGTTATGGACAATGGTCATAACTTGGGTTATCTTTTCATTAATCCAGTAATCGGATAGGTAAAATCCATGAACAAAGTTATTCAACGAGCTTTAGAAATCGTTGGCAGCCAGAAGCGACTCGCAGATATTTGCGGCGTTAGCCAGCCAGCGGTTCACAAGTGGCTTAACGGTGGTTCCGTATCTCCGGAAAAAGTAACAGCCATCGTAAACGCTACTGGTGGCGAGATTAAGGCACACGAAATTCGACCTGATCTTCCCGACCTGTTTCCACACCCAGAGAACCATGCCGCTTAACGGCGGCCCTAACCACGAAAGGGAAAGCAATGCATTCACTTGCGTATCAACACAATACCGGAATCCACCCGGGAGCGGTGATAAACCGCGCTCAACCTAAGGCGGCACCAGACCACGAAAAGATCCGCGATGCGGTCCGGGCATGGTCGTCGGCGCTGGACAATCAGGACGTCGTTTCGGCGCTGATCATCAACGAATACCGGGAGCAGGGCGGGACCGCCATCAGCTTCCCGGAAGACATCAGCAGGGCGCGCCAGAAACTTTTTCGCTTTCTGGATAACCGTTTCGACTCTGAGCAGTACCGCGAGAACGTGCGCCAGCTGACGCCCGCAATCATGGCCGTGCTGCCGCTGGAATTTCGCAACCGCCTGGCGCCGCAGAACGACACGATGTCGCTGATCGCCTCTGCGATGAAAGAGTGTGCCGAGGCTAAGCAGGCCGTGCTGCTGGACGCTCCAGAGCATCAGAAGCTGAAAGAGGTAAGCGAGGGTATAGCGTCGCTGTTCCGCCTCATGCCGGAGCAGGTAGGGCCGTTGATGACGATGGTGACGTCGGTGCTGGGGGTTATGTGAGAGGCACCAGAAAAGAAAAAGCCCTTGAAGCGGTAACTTCAAAGGCCTTCCAAACACTGTGTTACGCCAAGTAACGGGAGTAATTATGGCAGAGAAATTGATGCATAACACGATGTTTTTGCCGCTCAGCCTGGAGAAAGAGAAGGTTAAGCATCTTGATATTCCTAGCGGACTCAGATCTCAAGGGTGGATTTACGCGCTCAAAAATCCATACATGCCGGGAATCTTCAAAATAGGAATGACAGTAAATGAGCCTGAAATACGTGCTGCTCAGATTTCACAGGGCACTGGCATACCGGCGCCATTTGAAGTCCATAGCGCCTACTTTTCCGATAACCCGAGAGGCCATGAACAGGAGTTTCATCAATACCTGTCCAACTGCCGAATCAATCCTGGTCGTGAGTTTTTCAGATGCACTGAAGAAGAAATCGCTGAAGCAGCTGATGCAATCGGTTTAATCAGCCGTAGCGCCACGATAGAGGAACTTGCTGATTCTTATGACGTTATTTGCATTGAGCAGAGCGAACCTTTCTCTTTGCAAGAACTGTTTGACGATCTCGATATATCAGTTTTCGGCTGCCAGTACGCGGCGACAAAAAGGTTGGTAGAAATCGGAAGGGAATATCTGCATCTCGTCAATAGGGGTGGTTGCTCGTTAGCGTTTATGGATGGGAGGGGAATACCTGTCGTCCGTGAGTACATTCAACATCGCGAAGCATACATTGCATCCCAAGAAGCTGCGGGTGTGTATGGTCCGCAGAAACCAGGAGGATTTTGATGGCTCGCTCACGAAACATCAAGCCAGGCTTTTTCACTAACGACGAGCTCGCAGAATGTCAGCCACTGGCTCGCATTCTCTTCGCTGGTCTGTGGACTATTGCCGATAAAGAGGGTCGCCTGGATGACCGCCCTAAGAAAATTAAAGCCATGGTGCTGCCGTTCGATGATGTCGATTGTGATGCTTTATTGCAGCAGCTGCATCAGCATAAATTCATCAATCGTTACCAGGTGAAAGGCGATTCCTACATTCAAGTTTCTAACTGGAAAAAGCACCAGAACCCGCACTGCAAAGAAGCGGCAAGTGAGATACCAGAACCGTCTCAGAACCAAAATGGCACCGAACAAGAACAGTGCAATTCAGATGCAAAAGAGGAAAAGGAAGAAGAGGGAAAGCCTCAAGTCATTGAAAATAATGAAGCACAAGAAAAGCACGGTGCTAGTAAGGTGCAAGAACAGGTTCAGAACAGTTTAAATCCTGCTGATTCCCTTAACCTGATTCCTGATTCCCCTATCCCTGATCCTGATTCCTTGGTTAACACCCAAGCCGCTTACGCGTCTTGCGAAGAGGCCAATGCGGATATTCATGAGATATCGAGTCGGTACGCATTCGAGGGCCAAATCGTTCGGCTGAACCACAAGGACTATCAAGCATGGTTAAACCTGTACCCGCTGATAGACCTGAATTACGAACTTCAGAAGCTGGATATCGAGTTCACGCATGAGAAGCCAAAAAATTGGTTTATCACTGCCAGCCAGAAGCTGAGTTATCAGAACAAGCAAGCGGCAGTACGCGGCAAACCAGCCGCCAAGCCGGATCTGGACTTCAACAACACTGACTGGGCCTATGGGGTGATTCGATGAAATCTCTTGCAGAGCAGATGCGTAACCACGACCGCGAGCAGATGAGCCGCATGGCCCATAACCTGCCAGAGCAGTATCAGGAACGCGCACCGGTCGAGCAGGTGGCTCAAGTGTTCAACGGGCTGTTCAACCAACTGCGTGCCGCGTTCCCGGCCAGCATGGCGAACTTCCGCACCCAGGACGACCTGAACGAATTCCGCCGTCAGTGGCTACTGGCGTTCCAAGAGAACGGGATCCACTCAATGGCGCAAGTCGATGCCGGTATGCGCATTGCCCGCCGTCAGGAGCGTCCATTCCTGCCGTCGCCGGGCCAGTTCGTCGCCTGGTGCAAACAGAGTGGCGGGGCGCTGGGAATCAACGTTGACCAGGTGATCGCCGAATACTGGGACTGGCGTAACCGTTCGTTCGAGTTCACTTCCAGTGAGCAATTCCCCTGGTCGCAGCCGGTCATGTACCACATCTGCGTTGAACTGCGCCACCGCAGCACAGAGCGGCAGTTGACTCATGGTGAACTGGCACGCGAGGCGGGCGATCTGCTGGACATGTGGGAGAAGCGCGTCACCGAGGGTAAGCCAGTGCCGCCGGTACGCCGGGCAATTGCAGCACCGGCTGCCGAGCATGGTCCGACGCCGATCCAGCTGCTGCTGGCGAAGTACAACCGCAACAAGTCGAACGGGATGGTGTGACATGACCATAACAATCCGTGAGCAGGTGCTGGCAGCCCTGCGTAATAACCCGGGCCTGAACAGCGTCAAACTGGCAGGACTTATCGGTATGGACACCAAAAAGATATCCGGGACGGTGAGCACGTTGCTGGCCGACGGCCTGATCAGCTGTGAAGGAAAATACGGCCAGCGCCTGTACAGCCTTACCAGTTACGGCAAGCGCTACGCCCCTGACACGATACCGGGCATAAAGCAGGGTAAGTCGAAGTTAATTCAGCGGACGGACACAAACGTGATCTGCCAGGAGTGCCGCAACAGTCCGGCGATGAGAAGGGTTTTGATGGTTTGTGGGAGGGTAGGGGTATGAGCGAATGGAGTGATTATCGCTGGATGGTTAGGACCATGGCGAAGGATAACGGTGTAACGCTCATCAGCATCGCCAGGCACTGCGGCGTATCGCACAGGAAGCTTAATCAAATTCTGCAAACCGGGCCATCCAAAGAGCAGGAAGAACTCATAGCCGAAGCTCTGGGGTGCGCAGGGTGTGACCTTGCGGAAATCCACAGGCAAATGGGCGAGTTATCAGACAAGTACGGGAGGGCAGGGGTATGAAAATTTACATCGCAGGACCAATGACGGGTTACGAAAACTACAACCGTCCGATGTTTAACGCAGTAGCACAGCAGATGTTATCAGGTGGTCATGTGGCATTAAATCCGGCCACGCTCCCGGATGGTTTATCTCAGCGTGAGTATATGGACATCTGCCTGGCGATGCTTCGCTGCGCAGACGCCATTCACATGCTGCATGGGTGGCAAGAGTCGGAAGGTGCCGTCGCTGAGCATGCCATGACTAAAAAGTTGGGAATTAAAATTTCTTACCAATTTGAAGGAGCCGCACAATGAGCAACATCGACAAACGCGCTTTACGTGAAGCTGCTGAGAAGGCGACGTCGGGAAAATGGGAGCGTGGAGATGGGAATGGCAATGGCGGAGAGCTACTCGTTTATTGTGATGATGCTCTTGGTTCGGCTGTATGCGAAATGACTTCTGAATACAACGCCATTCCGAAGTATCAGCGCATCAACAATCTGAACTTCATCGCCGCCGCAAACCCCGCCACCGTGCTGGCGCTGCTGGATGAGCTGGAAGCCGCAGATAAGCGGATTGCTGAGCTGGAGCGCAATGAAATTCGCGAAGAAGGAAACCAGTTTCTCGTCGTTCGGCACCCGGGGAAGCTTCCTGTCGTGAAACACTGCGCTGGCGAACTCGAAGGCTTTCTGCGCCAACTGCTTGAGCATGACCCTATGGCAACCATCGACATTGTTACACACCGTTATTACGGCGTTGGTGGTCAATGGGTTCAGGATGCAGACGAATATCTGCAAATGATGGCAGCCGCAGCCGGTAAAGGAGAGGCATCATGAGCACACTTACCAAAGAATGGCTACTGAAGACAATCGCGGAGCTTGAAGAAGAGCGCGATTCTGTGCCCGGCGCAGTAAACGAAGATGCGTTAATGGCGCTTGCTGCGATGAAGATTGCGCTGGCATCGCTCGAAGCGGAGGCCGTTGCGTATGTCGACCCGTTCGCTTTCCATAACTTTATCGTCTATCGTGCTGGCGAAACTTATAACAAGCGCATGGGCAGAGAATGGATGTGGGCCAATCCAGACGCCGGGCTTATCCCTGTTTACACCGCCCCGCCAGCCACGCCAGCGCCGGTATCTGTGCCTGATGAAAATGGACTTCTTCCATGCCCATGCTGCGGAGGGCGTGCTGAGTTTGATTATGACGACGATAACCTCAACTGGATATCTTGCAACGTTTGTGGAATCTCGACCGACACCGCATATCACACAGACGTAGACGCAAGAGATCGGTTGCGTAATGTATGGAACCTCCGCACCGCCATGCTTCAGGGTTCCGATGGCAACTCTCAGGTGATTCCGGATGGCTGGAAACTGGTTCCGATTGATTTGACCGGAGCAATGACCAACGCAATGACAGATGCGATTCTTGATGACCTGCAGAACGTCGATGTATGGCGCAGTGTACTCGCAGCAGCACCGCAGCAGGAGGTGAAGTGACGAACAAGATGACGAGAGTTACCATAGATATAAATCAAGGCCCTTAGGGGCCTTTTATTCTATGATAAACGGACTTTGTTTGAGATTGACGCCATGAAGCCCAAGAAGCTAAATGCTGAGCAGCAATACAAATTAGACCTTGAATTGGTCAAGAAGAAGCCTGCGAACCGGACCGAGGCAAAAGCCCATTTGGCCGCACAGTTACGGATCAGCAAGTACAAGACGCAGACCTCTTCCAAAATCCGCGTAGGCAGTTTTAAGGGGCGGAAAAAGGTACATTTCAGTAAGGCGGAACAAGCAGCCAGGTCAGCACTAAATAAAGCAAATGCCATTCGATTTTCCGAAGGGGAGGTCGAGTCCGTCGATACGGATAGAATCTCAGAAAGTAACAAACGCTGGCGCGGGAGAACTGCTGACTAATGTCTGACTGGAATATTGCTGCAAAGCCGCAGGAAGAGCGCGATAAGGTTAATGTTGACCTGGCGGCGTCCGGAGTGGCGTACAAAGAGCGCCTGAATATGCCGGTTATCGCTGAGGTGGTTATGCGCGAGCAACCGGAGCATTTGCGGGACTACTTCCTTGAACGCCTTAAGTTTTATCGCGAGAAGTCGATAACTTTACCGAAAGGTAGTGATCCCGATTATTTAAACAAGGAGGAAGTAAAATGAGTTTTGATTGCCTATTATTCGGAGCTGGACACAAGGGCACACCGATCACTATTGATGGTGATTTTGTTGAAAGAATTATGGGTCCTGTTGCTGAAACTACTAAAAAAGTACCATTTGAAGTTAAAAAATACATGGTGGAAGGCTTTACCTACGCTGTAGCTGAGCATCCGCCTGTAAGCTTAACGCCTGAAATTGTTGACGCGGCTATTACCGCATCTGGAATTCAGCCGCTCGATTGAATTGATTTTCCATAATCAACCCGCCATAATCATGTCATCGGAGCCTGAACAACTCCGGTGACTTCTGCGCATTTAAG